GCCATTAAGGACCGGCAGAACGCGGTTAGGGCCAAGATTTGTAACGCATCAGGCGAAAGAAGCCTGTTTGTAAACCCGATCAAAGCAAGGTTTTGCGACAAAGGGCTTGCGACAGTGCAGCTTCAACAGGGCAGCACGTTCCAAGAGGATCAGAAAAACGACACGCAGCACATCACGACGGCGATTGGTTACATGGTTCACCGCGAATGGCCGATTGATCGCAACACAATGACAGCCGCGCCGCTGCCGTTCTAAAGGATTGCCCATGCTTGACACCGCAAGCGCGCCCTTGCCGCTTTAGGTTTCGCGTGGTAAGGAAAATCAGCCCGCCAAGGCGCAATCAACACCTTGGCAGGCTTAATCAAACGGATCATGAAAGGATCACGTGATGACTACGAAAGCACTACCCTGCCCGACACTACTTCGTCAACTGTTGCGGTATGAGCCAGAGACGGGAAAGCTCTTTTGGAAAAAAAGGCATCCTTGGCAGTTTAGCAATGGGTTGAAAATAACCGCAACCCATGCCTGCAACACCTGGAACTCAAGGTATAGTGGCCTAGAGGCATTGGCGCACAATAACGATAAAGGTTACAAAAGTGGATCAGTGAACGGCGTTTTTATCTCTGCACATAGGGTGGTTTGGTCGGTTTATCATGGCTCGCACGCTGAAGACTTCATGGACCACATCAATGGCGACCGTGCAGACAACAGGATCGGCAACTTGCGCGTGGTTACAAATCGGGAAAATAGCAAGAACTCTGCAATGAGCATTAGGAATAAAAGTGGACATTCGGGAATTTTCTGGGACAAGAGGCGAATGTCTTGGACTGTAACCATAGGTAGCGGTGAAAGCCGAAAAAGCCTTGGTGCATTTAAGGACATTAGCGTTGCGGTTGAGGTCAGGAAGAGGGCAGAGCATGAAGAAGGTTATCACGAAAATCACGGGCGGCCGCGCGCATGTTTGAAGGCGTAGCCAAACAGACCGACGCAATGGCCGCAATGGTGCAGGCATCGGCCAAGGGCCGCGCGCTAATGTCTGGCACCGCCGGGATGCGCAAGGAAGGGCAAGCATACCTGCCCAAATTCAAGGCCGAGGCGTCTGACGACTATCAAGCGCGCCTCAATTCGTCATGGCTGTTTAACGCGCTGCGCAAGACGATCAAAGACATGACGGGCCGGGTGTTTGATAATTCCGTTGAGATCACCGAAGCGCCGCAACAAATCATCGACATGGCCGAAGATATCGACATGCAGGGGCGTGACCTAAGCGTGTTTGCGGCTGAGGTGTTCAAGGACGCGTTTGTGCCGGGCGTTTCGTACATCATGGTTGAGGCACCGCGCCGGGATGCTGACACCACGCGCGCACAGGCCGCTGTGCAGGGCTTGCGCCCGTATCTGGTGCACTTGCGCGTGGAGGACGTTCTGGGCTTCCAAACGGGCTTGTTTGGCAACGTGCTGGCACTGTCGCAATTGCGCATCATGGAAAGCGTGACAGAGCAAAACCCAAGGGATGAGTTTTCGCAGATTGAAATTGCGCAGGTGCGGGTGCTGGACCGCATGCCCAACGGCGTGCAGGTGCGGTTATACCGCGAGGATAGCAAAAAGCATTGGGCGCTTGTGGACGAATACACAACCGAAGCGCCGGAAATCACGGTCATTCCGTTCTACGCACAGCGCACCGGATTTTTCACCGGCGAGCCTGTGCTTGAGGATTTGACAGACGTCAACATCGCGCACTGGCAATCCCAATCGGACCAGCGCAATATCTTGCACTTTGCCCGCGTGCCGATCCTGTTTGCATCTGGCCGGGGTGATGATGAGCCGCTGACCATCAGCGCAGGCACGGCGGTAACATCGCGGGATCCGGCTGCAACGCTTCAATGGGTGGAGCATAGCGGCAAGGCGATCGACAGCGGGCGGCAAGACCTGAAAGACCTTGAATTTCAGATGCAAACGCTTGGCTTGCAATTGCTGGTTGCCCGCGCGCAATCCGCAACCGGGGCGGCGTTGGATGCGATCAAAGAAACCTCGACGCTTGCAATGATGGCTGACAGCCTGAAGGACGCGTTGGAGCAGGCGCTCCAATGGATGGCGTTTTACGCGGGCCTTGGTGATGTTTCGATCACGATCAACGTCAACAAAGAATATGGCGTGACGATGATGACCCCGCAAGAGGTCATGGCAATGCAAAAAGACGTTGCAATGGGCTATCTGACGCTGGAAACCTATTTTGAGGAGCGCAAGCGGCGCGGGGTGCTGCGGCCTGATCTGGACACGGGCGCGGAAATGGACGCGCTGGCATCGGTTGCCCCTGCGCTGACCGGCGCGCCTATGGGATTGGGGCAGTAAATGGCATACACGAAAAAGCGCAAGCCGAAGAAGGTGGGTAAATGACCGTTGTTCCAGCCCGTTATTATTTGACAATCTATCAGGGGTCCGATTTTTCGGAGGTAGTAACGTTTATGCAATCAGCGGACGGTGATCCTGTGGATCTGACGGGTTTAACCGGGCGCATGCAGATTCGCAAAACCAAAGAATCAACCGACGTTATTATAGAACTGACCACGGAAAACGGTCGGCTTGCATTTGGCGGCACCGATGGCGTTGTGACGATGACGCTGACCGCAGCGGAAACTGCCACCATCTTGACGGACGGGTTTTACGACTTGGAGTTTGTCACAAGCGCGACAAGTGCGGCGCGCTGGCTTGAGGGGCTTGTGATCTTGAGCAAAGAGGTTACGCGATGACGGTTGTTGTAGTTCAGCAGACCGCGCCTCCGGTTGTTGTTACTGTTGGCATTCAAGGGCCACCTGGGTCGTCAGTTGTCACAATCGACCCACAGGCGGGCAATCTCTTAAGCACGAGCGCGGCGGGGCTGTTTGTAAACGGCGCGTTAGACCTCGGCACTTTCAACTAAAACATAAAGGAATACCCCAATGCCATCAGTCCAGCAGAAACGCGGCCTCTTTGCAAACCTACCTTCCTCATCGTTGCTCCCGGGTCAGGTTTTCTTTACGACCGACCGACAGACTGCACACTTTCCAACAGACGGGACCACGATGGTTCCTGTTGTGCCTGCTATCGACGCTCTTGACGCCCTTGCTGTTGTTGACGGTACTGCTGACCTTCTCATCATGCACGACGCTAGTGCCACTGGTGTCAAAGAAAAGCGAATCACATTTAACTCGTTCAAGACTGCCCTTAACATTCCTGCTGCATCTTCTGATGAAAAGGTGTCTGTTGTTGACGGTGGCACAGCGGGCTTTATCTTTGGCACGGACGGCACTGACGGTGTTCTGCGCATGAACACATCAATGGCTATGACCAAAGATGCTGGAAACGCGTTTGTCACATTGGCCGTTGAAACGGTAGACTGCGGAACATTCTAAATGCCAGACGTCCAACACAAACGAGGGTCACGCGCTGACCTGAACACACTGGCCGCAGCCAATGGTTTGCTGCTGGGCCAGATTTATGTAATCACCGACGAGGATCGGCTTGCTGTTGCGACTGGTGTTGGCAGCTATCAAGGCTTTAGAAAAGAGGCCAGTTTTGACACCGAAGGCGTAGGGACGATCACAGGCACAACTCTTGACCTGACTTCTGGTAACGTGTTCTCACATGCGCCGTCAAGTGCTGCTACATATGTGTTCAGCAACCCGCCTACAACGGGAACAGCCTACGGGTTCACGCTCAAGGTTACGCCCTCTGGGACGTACACTGTGACTTGGCCTACCTCGGTTGACTGGGCTGGTGGTACCGCACCTGATGCACCTGCAAGCGGCGCTACGAATGTCTATACGTTTTACACGCAGGACGGTGGCACAACTTATTACGGATTCTTAGCTGGGGCGGCAATGGCATGAGTATCGCACGGCTAATGCAGATGGGTGCGGCTGGGGTTTCTGCTGGCGGTGGCGATGGTTGGACAGACCCTGACCTAGCAAATGCGAGTTATGATAGCGTTAGCTTTAGTGTTGCGTCACAAGATTCATTACCATTTGATTGTTTTTTCAAGCCAGACGGATTAAAATTATATGTTGTAGCGCAGAGCAATGACTCTTTGTTCCAGTACTCTCTTTCGTCTGCTTGGGATTTATCATCCGCAAGCTACGATGATGTTGCTTTTGATCTTTCATCCCAAGACACTGGTACTTTAGGTGTATTCTTTAAGCATGACGGCTCAAAGTTTTATATCGCAGGCAACACAAATAACAGAATCTTTGAATATGATATGAGTGCCGCTTGGGACATATCAACGGCAAGCTACTCGTCTAATTCAGTTAGCGTAGGTTCTCAAGATACAACGCCAGCAGGTGTGTCGCTTTCTACTGACGGTTTGATAATGTATATAATCGGACTTCAAAGTAACAGCGTTTACCAATACTCTCTTTCGTCTGCTTGGGACGTTTCATCGGCAAGCTACGCATCAAAATCACTAAGTGTGGCTTCCCAATCTACGGGAGCCTCTGGATTATTTTTTGACCCAGAGGGTAGTAAAGTCTGGGTTTTTGCAACGACAGAATCAAGTGTTTACCAATACTCTTTGTCAACATATTGGGACATATCAACGGCAAGTTACGACAGTATTAGTTTTGATGTAATCTCTCAAGACGACAGGCCCAGAGGTTTGTCTTTCAAAGCAGATGGCTCAAAGATGTATGTCATTGGGTCATCTAACGACACCATCTACCAATACTCCACCGCATAAAGGAAAACCTAAATGCTACTCGTGAAAACATCAAACGGACAGGTAGAGCAATTTCCTTACACGCTCGGAGACCTTCGCCGTGACAATCCGCAGACCAGCTTTCCAAAGAAGATCGGTGATGCAATCCTTGCCAGCTACGGTATCTTCCATGTGATGCCTGACGCGCGCCCTGAGTGTGACCCACTGGTGCAGACAGTCGTGCGGGACGCAGAGCCTCACAACAACGAGACAGCGGTTGACGAGGAAACTGGTGAGACATACGAGACAGGTCGCTGGGTGATTGGCTACACGGTCGTCAACAAGCCGCAAGATCAGGCAGAGCAGGCAGTCCGTAACAAGCGTGACCAACTCCTGCAATCAACAGACTGGCAAGCCCTTAGCGACAAAACAATGGGCGAGGCAATGACAACCTACCGTCAAGCCCTGCGTGATGTGCCAGATCAGGATGGGTTCCCGTTTACTGTTGTGTGGCCTGAAAAGCCTTGATGGATGAGGTAACGTAATGGCCAGCGTAAACACTGAGATCCTAGACGCCATCACGGGCCGGGCGCTGGATCTGCAACGGCTGACGGCGGGCCAGCTAAAGGATTCGGCGCGGTTTCTGAAAGAAATCGAAGGCGATATCGTGGCACAGCTTGCCCGCATTGATCCGACGGGCATAGCAACACCATCGCGGCAGGCGGCACGGCTGGAAAAGCTGCTGGCGCAGGTTAAGGACACAATCCGAAACGCATATCGCGGCGAAAGTGTCCGCTTGATTGGCGAATTGCGCGAACTCGCAGACATTGAAACGGCTTTCGCCAAGTCGTCTATCAACCGGGCTGTTGGCGCTGAACTGATCACGACCAGCGTGACGCGCGGGCAGCTTGCGGCGATTGTGGACGGCGTGCTGATACAAGGCGCGCCAGTGTCGGATTGGCTATCACGGCAGGCGGGCGATACGCTGCAACGGTTTACAGACACTATGCGGCTTGGCATTGCTGAGGGCGAGACAAACGCCAGCTTGATTCGGCGCATTAGGGGCGGCACGCAAAACGGCGAAATGGTCCAGGGCTTTATGGACGTATCGCGGCGCAATGCGGAAAGCCTGGTGCGGTCGGCAACGCAAGCCGTATCGCAGAAATCACGGCAGGGGCTGTATGAGGCCAATCAGGATTTGGTCAAGGCGCTGCAATGGGCCTCGACCATAGATCTTCGCACAACAATCGAGTGCGCAACGCGCGACGGGCTGACATACACAGTCGAGGGTCACGAGCCAATCGACCACACGCTGCCGTGGCTTGGCGGGCCGGGAAATTTGCATTGGGGATGTAGATCAACTTCCGTGCCGGTTCTAAAGTCTCTGCGTGAATTGGGCTTTGACATTGATTTGCCAGCATCCACGCGGGCAAGCATGGACGGGCAGATCGCAGAGGATACCACGTTCGAGGGCTGGCTATCGCGGCAAAGCAAGGAACGGCAAGACGCCAACCTCGGGGCGGGCCGGGCTGATCTATGGCGCGACGGCAAAATCAAGTTCCGGGATCTTGTGGACGGAAACGGGCGGGAACTAACGCTTGCAGAATTGAGGGAACGCGTTTAAGGTTTGCAAGGGCTAGGCGGATACGCCGAAAAGTTGGTTTCCACCCAACCTGCCCGGTTAGCAAAGTGGATGCCTTGGAGGGCGGGAATATGACACACATCACAGCTAGGTTAGAAAACACCCTTATGAAAAATGGGTTTCTATCCGAAGAAAATTCTTGTACGGATGATTCGTTTGTCATTGATGCGTGCAAAAGGTTTAATGTGTATTGCATGGAGGAAGTGCCGATGAAAATTAGGCCACATGCATCTAATCTCCCTGCTGGGCCTAGGTGGAAACACATCGCAGGTCTTGGGAAAAAAACAATGCGTCAAATAACAGAACTTTCTAAACTGCCATAACCACCCACCACACCACACGACCTTAAACCCTGCTTTTGCGGGGTTTTTTTACGTTCGCGGGATGCGAACCTTAACAGCGGGAAGCTGAGCCAATGAAAATTGAAATCACAGACGCAACCACGCTCCCGGCGTGGCTTCAAACGCATGTGGCCGATGGTCATCTAGACCTTGGCGCGCTTGCAGCACCAGAGGACGTAACAGGCCTTAAAACTGCCCTATCCAAGGAGCGCGGCAATGCAGCGGCATGGGCCAAGTTTGGTACCCCGGCGGATATGGACGCCAAGATTGCCGAACTGACCGAAAAGGCCAAGGGCACCGGCAAGGGCGCGGATGATGCGCAGGCCAAACTTGACGCAGTTAGGGCCGATTATGACGGAAAACTGACAGAGCGCGATAACCGCATTAGCAAGATGATGCAGCGCAACGCAATATCAGAACTTAAATCGGAATTGGCAAAAGCCGGGTTTATCGCAGAGGCGATTGATTCAGAGGCATCTTTTGCCATGAGCCGTTTACAGTTTTCAGAGGATGGAACCCCGAAGGTTGTAAAACCTGACGGGTCTATTTGGGTGGAGGCTAATCGCCCCAACCAAGATGCGACCTTGGCCGATCTGGCGAAGGAACTTGCGGCATCCAAGCCCTATGCGGTTCGGGATGCGGGCAAGGGCGGCGGCGGGAAGCCAGCCGGATCAACGGGCGGGAAGCCAAACCAAATTACTATCACGCGCGCGCAATTCGACGGGTTGTCGCAAAGCGGGCGGGCGGAACATTCGAAATCTGGCGGCGCAGTCAAAGACTGACCCCCACAAAAGGATAATACCCAATGGCTAACGTACTTAACGACCTTGCCGCAGACATTTACAAAGCAGCCGATATTGTCGGCCGCGAACTTGTCGGCGTCATTCCATCCATGACCATCAACGCAGGCACCGAACGGGCGGCCAAGGGCGATACCGTGCGCTCGGCGTTCACCCGCGCTGCACAGGTCAATGACAGCTACACCCCGGCAATGACCATCCCAGAGGGTGACGACCAGACCGTCGATAACAAGACAACCACGATTGACAAAGTTGCCAACGTGCAAATCCCCTACACCGGCGAGGATATCAAGCACCTCAACAACGGCGCAGGCTATGAAACCGTTTACGGCGATCAAATTGCGCAGGCCATGCGGGGCATTACCAACACGATTGAGGCCTATGCCGCGCTGACAATCTCGCAGGGCGCATCGCGGGCTATTGGTACGGCTGGAACTACGCCATTCGCAACCAACTTCGACAGCATTGCCGAGTTGCGTCAGATTCTGGTGGACAACGGCATGCCGCTGGATGGGCAGGTTACCGTGGCAATGAATACTAATGCAGGAACCAAGCTGCGCAACTTGGCCCAGCTGCAAAAGGTAAACGAAGCAGGCGGTGAAGACCTGTTGCGCCGTGGTGAGTTGCTGAACTTGCAAGGTCTGATGCTGAAGGAAAGCAACGGCATTGTGAGCCACGTTAAAGGCACTGCCACCGGCGTGACCGTAAACGGTGCACTTGCCGTTGGTGCAACTGCGATTGTCTTTGACGGCATGACCGCAGGCGCAACCGGCATCAAGGCGGGCGACGTTGTGACCTTCGCAGGCGATACCAACAAGTATGTGGTCGAGGTTGGTCTGGCATCCGGCACGGCTGGCACGTTTACGATTGCAGCGCCAGGCTTGCGCGCGATTGTGGCCAACGACGTTGCCGTAACCATTGGCGGGAACTACGCTGGCAACTTCGCGTTCCATCGCGCCGCTGCCGAGTTGGTGGTGCGTCCGCCTGCCCAACCTTTGGGCGGTGACAGCGCCGTGGACCGCCTGACCGTGCAAGATCCCTTCTCTGGGATCGTGTACGAAATCGCGGTTTACAAAGGCTATGGCAAAGCGATGTTTGACATCACGACCTTGTATGCTGCGAAGGTCTGGAAGCCAAACTTTGTTGCCACATTGCTGGGCTAATTTTTGCAGGGGGGCAGGGCAGCTTGCCCCCTCACTAAGATTAGACGGGGGATTTTATGGCACTTGATACCACAATCGGCGGTACGGCATCGGACAGCTACGGAACGCTAGCGGCTTACACCGCATACGGCGCAAGCATGGGCTGGACGCTTGCGGCAACAGACGCGGCCAATGAAGTCAATTTGCGGCGCGGCGCGACTTACATTGATCGCAAGTATTTGTTTGTCGGCCTGAAGCAATACCAATATCAAGCCCGCGACTGGCCCCGGCTGGTGCGCGATCTGGCGGAGGATTGGCCAATCAATCCCGACACGATCCCGGTTGATGTGATCTATGCGCAGTTTGAAATGGCGCACATTTTGCAGGGCGGGCTTGACCCATTCGCCACGATTGAAACCGGATCAACATCGGAAAGCATTACGGTCGGGCCGATCACGATTGCGGGCAGCAACCTGCCAACTTCACCGCCGCGCATTGTTGCGGTTGAGGGATTGTTGCGGGCATACATTCGCGGCGGCCAAGGTCTGATCAACATGAGGCGCGCGTGATGGGTGTCGCCGCAATTAACAGAGATTTGTGCATCGCATTACTCGATAACGATGTTGTGCTGCCAATCACTAACTGGATAGGCGCAGACGGCGAAGAATGCGAGCCAGTGGAATCCGTTGTTTGCGTTGCGGGGCCGTCACTACACAAACACAAAATCGGCTTTTACACGATTGATTTGCGTCAGTTTGAAGGGGCGGTGATTCAATGACCACGATCCGCGCCCAAGTCACTGCCGCATTCGACACGCTGGTTGCCAAGCAGCCGGACGCGGTACAGACGGGCAGCATCCAGCAGCCGACGCCGACAGGCACGGGTGGCGGGCCGACTGACACGACGGGCGGCACGGCTGGCACTGTACCCGCCGCCGTTCCCGCACGCATGGCCGTGTTTGAAATCGCCGAGCGCCGCATTGACGGCACCAATATTCTGGCCGGTGACTTTCAAGTCATCATTGAGCCAATCGGAATTGAGGTCACGCTTGATGATCTGATTATCTGTGACCGTGGCACCCTGACAATCGCCAAGCTGGGCCGGGTGGCATCGGGCGGGGAAACCGCGCTTTATGACGCGGTAGGGCGGCGCTAATGGGCAGCTTTGCGGATGAAGTCAAAAAGTGGGAAAAGAAAACGGCTGACAAGCTGGATCTGGCAACTCGTCAAATCGCTTTGCAGATATTTGCGCGCATCGTCCTAAAAAGCCCAGTTGATAGCGGGCGGTTTCGCGGCAATTGGCAAGTTGCAATCGGTTCTGCGCCAACTGGCACTGATGACGCGGCAGAATTTCCCGCAGGTGATGCAGTGGACGTTAAGGGGCCAATTTATTACGCCAAAATGACAGCAGCAGAGGCGACTATGTTCGGCGCAAACGCGGGCGACATAATTTATTTTGCAAACAACCTGCCATATGCGCAGCGGCTTGAGGGGGGCTATTCGCAGCAAGCCCCCGCCGGAATGGTCGCGCTTACCGTGCAAGAGTTTCAAAGCATCGTTGCCGCAATCGGCATAGAATTGAGTTTTACATGACAGCAGAATCCGACATTCATAGCGCCCTAATAGCCCGCGCCGAGGTTATGGCAACCGCGCTGGGCTATGCCGTGCAATGGCCGCAAAAGGGCGGGGCAATCCCCACAGCGGAATATGTGCGAGTTTTCCACCTGCCAAACGACAATGCGCCCGCTGATCTTTCCAGCGACGTTATGCGGCGGCAAGGGTTTTTAGTCATTACGCTGGTGTCACCGCTTGGCGTTTATGAGGCGGTCACGAAATCAAAAGCGGGCGTAATCGCGGGATATTTCCCCCGCGCGTCACGACTGACCGCAAATACTACAACCGTAACAATCAATGGCCATTCGGTTAAGCCCGGTCGCCAGGAAGGGCAAAGATGGGAAACCGCGATATTCATCGGGTACCAAACGACAGCATAAAGCCGGACGCGACCCCGCGCCGGATCTTGCTGATCAACACTAACAAATCAAACGGCGATATCGGCGCAACCGCCCGCCCGTTTGAAACAGAAATTGCGCAGTGGATTGCCCAAGGCTGGACCCGCGCCAAGTAACGACCCCTCAACTCGAAACAGAACAGCCCCTCTTGAGGGGTCTAAACGCTTGAAAGGATCAAGCACATGACGGCTAACCATATCGGCAAGACCATCTATCACTCCACCGCAGCCCCTGCCAGCAACAACAAAGCGGGCTTTGAAGCCTTGACTTGGGTGCTGGTTAAGGGCGGGCAAACCCTGCCACAGCTTGGCGTCAGTCACTCAATGATTGACGTTCCCGACTTGCAAACCGGCTTCACCAGCGCGGTCAAAGGCGCGGCGCAGGGTGTGGATACCACCGCAACCTTCCGCAACGTAGCGGCTGACGCGGGCCAGATTGCAATCAAAACGGCGGCAAACAGCCAAGCTGGCGTTGGTGCAATCAAGATCGTAACCGGCACCGGCACAAACAATGCCCCGGTGACGGGTGACGTTGTGCAGTACGCGCAAGGCATTTTGCACAGCTTCCAACCCAACATGCCGGACAATTCCAGCTTTGAAGGCTTCACCGTCGGCTTCCGCCAGAACGCCGCAACTGTAGACGATGTTCATCCATCATAAGAATTTGGCGCGCCCATAAAATAGGCGCGTTGAATAGGGCGGGGGGTGGAGGTGGTTCTGCCATTCCCCGCTTTGAACCTAAAGAACCCAAAGGATTATAAAATGGACTTTTCTAAATTCGACAGCCGCGCACAGGCTGAAATCGGCACGCCAATGCAAATCCTCGACCAATGGTCCAGTGAGCCAATGATGGACGGCGACAAGCCTTGCCGCGTCATTGTTCGCGGCACAGCGTCCAAGACCATGCAAGGCCGCATGCGCGACAAGCAGCGCGCGGCCATGTCTCGCAAGGGCAAGGATAAAGACGAAGAAGCCCGCGTGATGGAGGACGTCCACAACCAGCTTTGTGAAAGCGCCGCGCCATTCATCGTTGGATTTGAAAACGTATCGCGCGGGGATCGGCCTGCAACCGCCGAAGATGCCGAATGGTTCCTTGATCTGTCATTCCCGGAAATGGGCATCAAGACGGACGCCAATGGCGACAATGTGATCGACAAAGACGGATCGCCTGTTTTTGAAATGACAAACAATCCGTTTGCAAAGCAGGTTGGCGAGTTTGCAGGTAAACAGGCGAATCGCTTGGGAAACGGCAAGCGCAGCTAATCGTTGCCGCGAAGCAAGCCGGTTGGCTTAATTCAGCGATTGATTACGGGCCAAACGACAAAGGCCGGAAAGCTGAAACCCGCGCCGAACAATACGTTGGCGCGGGGATTGCCCCACCATTCATGGACGTTGAAGCCGGTGCATATCTTTTGCACATGCTGATGGAAGCTGGCCCTGTTAAATCCGCGCCAATGGGCGGGGCAATGGCTTTGGATTGGGTTGATTTGCAGGCTTATATTGCCATGACCGTTAGCGATGTTGACGGGTGGGAAGCCAGTTTATTGCGGCGCATGTCACAAGCCTATGCGACCGGGCTGCAAGAGGGCGCAAGCCCGTTTTCTATACCGCCGATTGAGCGCGAAATAAAGGACGAAATGAATGGTTGATTTTGCATCCCTTGTCGCAAAGATGGATTCGACTGACCTTAAAAAAGGTCAGGCGGCTCTAGGCGATGTTACCAAAGCGGCAGGGGGTGCGGAAAAGGCTGTTGATAAGACTGGTCGCGCCTTTGATGCAACCGGGGCTGATGCTGCGGCGGCGGGCGTTAAAGTCAAGGGGTTTGCTACTGCTACAAGCGCAGTGCGCGGTGCGGCGATTGCAGCAGCGGCATCCCTTGGGGCAATGGGCGCTGCCTTTGTTTCGTTTCAAGCTATCGCGGCATCCTTAACGCAAGCGCGGGCATTCAACGTAGCACTTGCTGAAACAAGCACATTGATTGCCGGAACCCCGCAAGAAATTGAGCAACTATCGGCGGCTGCGCGTGATCTTGGCAAGGCCTACGGCACCGATGCGACTTCACAGGTCCAAGCGTTTTATCAGGCAATTAGTGCGGGCGCCGGAAGCATTGCGGAGGCTAACACAACCTTGGATGCGGCAAACCGCCTTGCAATCGGCGGCGCGACAGATGTGACAACTGCCGTGGGCATTTTGTCCGGCGTGATTAACAGCTATGGCAAGGAGGCAATTAGCGCCACGGAAGTATCTGACGCGCTATTTGTTGGCATGAAGGCTGGCGTTACAACCGTGGCAGAATTGTCTGCTAATCTTGGCGGGGTTATTCCAACAGCAAAAGCGCTTGGGATTAGTTTTGATGAGGTTGTGGCTGCAACATCGGCTTTGACAAAAAACAACCTTAGCACATCGGCAGCGGTCACAAGTTTGAACGCTGCCCTTGTGGGGGTTGTGAAACCGACAAAAGAGGCCAGCGAATTGGCGGAAACGCTTGGCATCAATTTCACAGCAGCAGGTTTGCAAGCCAAGGGTCTTGGCGGTTTCTTGGCTGAGGTAGCAGAGAAAACAGGCGGCAACGTTGAACAAATGGCGCAGCTATTTGGTTCGGTTGAGGCTTTGAAGGCTGCGCTTTTGTTTGCTGGCGAAGCTGGTGGCCAATATGCCGAAATCATGGAGCAGATGGGCATCAAAGCGGGCGCTACAGACGCGGCCTATCAAAAAATGTCCGACAGCCTAGACCAGCGTCTAAACAAGCTGACAGCGGCGGCCGGTGATATTGCTCTAGGATTTGGCAATGCTCTTCTTTCGGTATTGGTTCCTGCAATGGAGGCGCTCGCGTCGGTTGCCGTGACTGTTGGGCAAAACTTGGATACCGTTTTGATGGTAATTGCAAGCCTTGCCGCAACACAAATCCCAGCAATGATAACGGCGTCATATGCTGCCATTACCGGGCTTACGCTAATGTCTGGCGCTATGACTATTGCAGCGATTGCAGCAGGGGTATTGCGCACAGCTTTGGCGTTTTTGGGTGGCCCTATTGGTTTGGCAGTTGGTGCTGCAACAGCGTTAGGCATTGCGCTCATCAGTATTAAACCCAACTCCGAAAAGATAAAGCTAGACGCGGAAGCTACAGCAAAAGGTTATGCTGATGCGGCTGGCAGCGCGGCATTGTTTAACCAAAGCACCCAATCATCTGCGGAAGCCAGCGCTGAAATCAAGGAGTTTCTTGACGGCATACTGGTGGCATCTGGCGGCGTTACCGCCGAAATGGCAAAGCAGTATGAATACGCGGGGCTTTCACGCGCGGAAAGCGACGCGTCCCTCAAAACGGCAAATGAATTGCTTGCCAACTTGCAACAGAAAAATGAAATAGCGCGTTTGGAATTGGCTTATGGAACCGACAGCGTACAGGTGGCAGAGGCTAGGCAGCGCGCAGAGTTGGCCGTGCTTGATGCGCAATTGCAATCTCTGGACGTGTCGGAAAGCCTAAAGCTTGAAATCTTGGCAGCGGCAAAGGCCGGGTTTGACCTTGCGGGTGTTGCAGGGCACATCAACTTCGATTCAGCAACCCGTTCTGCCGCAAATCTTTCGGCGCAGCTTGGGGTGAGTGTTGGGCTAGCCCGCGCACTGGCAAAGGCGGGGGCGGCAAAGGGTGACGGCGGAACGGTCGTATTTGACCCGCGCGACCCGCGTTATGATGCTGGCGCGGCGGCACTTGCAAAAACTGCACAGACCATGACTGATCTTGCAAAAGAATCTGCAACGGCTGCGTTGCAGGTCGGCAAGGTTGATGTGGCGCTTGGTAAGGTCGGCGGGAAGTCTGCACCCGCCGCCGCAGACGGCCTATCCGAAGCAGCAAAAGAGGCGGAGCGGCTGCGCAAGGAAATGGAAGCTCCGCTTGTTTCTGCCATTGACGGCGTTTCCAACGCCTTTGGCGACTTTATCGCTGGCGGGTTAAAGGACTTTGGCGGGTTTGTTAAGTCGATCTTGGACAGCTTTAAGCAAATGCTTTCGCAGATGATTTCAATGGCGCTTAAAAACAAGATACTCATCCCTATCGCTACATCAATGGGCCTTATCGGAGGCGCAACGCAGGCGGTTGCAGGCGCGGCAGCCGGCGGCGGCGGGCCATTGGGGATGCTTGGCAGCTTGGGCAGCGGCGGCGGAATGCTAGGTAGCATTGGCGGCGTGCTAGGCACCATCGGCTCCAACTTTGGCGCAGGCTTCATGACAAGCGTCTACGGCGGCTTGGGCGGGTTAACTGGTGCGGTATCGGGTGGCCTATCAGTTGGCGGTGTGGCGGGCATTTCTACGGCGATTGGGGCTATTGCAGCGCCATTGCTTGCGGTTGCTGCGGTGTTCAGCTTTTTCAAAAAGAAAACCAAGGAACTTGACTCAGGCTTGCGCGTGACCGTCGATGGCATGGACACGCTGGTGCAAACGTTTCGCACAATTGAAACCAAGCGGTTTTGGGGCTTGTCTAAAAAGGTGCGAACCAGCTTTCAAAACGCAAGCGATGAAATCGCAAACCCGCTGATTAAAGCAGTGGGTGAAATTCAAGGCGGCATCGTTGACGCGGCGGCATTGCTAGGCATTGCCGGATCCACCTTTGACAACTTTGCCCACACAATCAATGTCTCCACAAAGGGCTTGTCCGATGAGGCGGCGCAAAAGGCCGTCACGGACGCATTTGTAGGGATGGGCGATGCCTTTGCGGGCATGATCCCCGAATTGCAGGCGCTGCAAAAGGACGGCGAGGGCGCAATGGCGGCTATATCGCGTCTGGCGCAATCGCTTACCGTTGTAAACGACGTGTTCCAAAGCCTTGGTTTTTCAGCGTATGACGTTTCATTGGCAGGGGCAGCGGCGGCAGATACCTTCGCAAGCCTATTTGGGTCGCTGGATAATTTCGCGGCATCAACGGCGGCTTATTATGATGCGTTCTATACGGGCGAAGAAAAGCGGGCTGATGCAACTTCACGACTTGCGGCTTCTTTGGCCGCATTGGGCGTCAGTGCAATTCCACAGGACCGGGCAGCGTTTCGTGATCTTGTGGACAGCGCACAGCTTGCAGGCAACAACAACTTGGCGGCAGGGCTGATCATGCTTTCCCCGGCATTTGCGGGGTTGACCCAAGCGGTTGATGATCTTGCGGAATTGACCCAAGCGGTGTCACAGTCCTATTATCAGAATTTCTTCACCGACGCGGAACGTATCGCTCGGGCAACGGAATTGCTTTCCATTGAAATGCTGGCGCTTGGGATTGATACCCTGCCTGCCACGCGGGCCGCGTTCCGGGCGCTGGTGGATGAGGCCGACGCGCTGGGCGATAGCGGGCTGGTGGCATCATTGATGCAACTGTCGCCCGCTTTTGCAGAGATCCGGGCCGGGGCCGACGCGCTGGGGGATAGTCTGCGGGCGCTGGTCAATGAAGACCGCTTTGCAACCGGCGTTGATTTTATGCGCGGCACGTCAAGGGAATCGAACGGCATTGAATACACGCCGCGCGAATCGGATGCGCAGTTGCGCGCAGAGTTGCGGTTGCTTAATCTGTCCATGGAACGGCTTGTGTCATCGTCGGAAATCACGGCAGGCAATACCGGGCGCGGTGCAGACGCGGCAGACGACACGCTGGCCTTCACATTGGAGCAAACCTTATGACCCTGAGGATCATTGAACCTTTCGCCATCACCGAGGGCAACATTGACAGCACAAACGTGGTGCTGGAAACGGCGTGGACGGCTGGCACCTATACGCTTGGCAACGTGCGTCGGGTTGGTGAACGGTTGTTTGAGGTATCAGCCGCCAGCACCACGCAAGAGCCGGGGCTGGCGGCCAGCACAGAGTGGTTCGACGCTGGCCCCGCCAATCGTTACGCCGCGTTTGACTTGCAATTTGGCGCGGATCAATACCGCGTTATTGAAACGGTCACGAGTCGCGCTGACAGCATCACATTTACGCTGACGGGCCTGCCACGGCTGTCGGCAATGGCCTTCTTTGGGTTGCGTGCCACGCAGATCACAATCGTTGGCACGCTGAACACGACCGGCGATGTGGCAGACGTGACCTATAATTTGCCAGACGCGACCCAGTATGAAGGTTCGTTCTGGCGCTGGTTTTTCGCGCCGCAGTCTTTAGAGCGAACCTACGCAAATTTTGAATTTAACATTCCAATCGGATCAGCCGTGGTAGTCACGATCACAAACACCGGATCAACGGCATCTGTCAGCACGATTGCCATGGGGATTGCCGACGAGTACGGGACCGTTGAGACGCAATCCACGCGCGGGCTGCGCAGCCGGTCCGTGAAGAAAACCGAGGGCACGCTTACGTCTCTGTTGCGCCGGACACCGGCATCACGGGTTGGGTATCGCGTTCACTTGGATGGTTACACTGCCGCACCGTTCTGGCGCACAATCAACGATCTGGACGGGGTGGCAGCAGTGTTTGCCGGACCTGATGACAATCCCGAATTTTTAGCCTATGGTTTTGTCAGTTCGTGCCAGACAGTCGCAGACGTGCACGGCATAACAAAAGTTCAACTTGAAGTGGAAACGCTATGACCGCACCAGTTATCAGACAATTCGTCGGGACCATCCCGGACAAAGGGCAGGCGCAGACCGCGTTTGACACCAACGTCGATGCGTTTCTCGACTGGCAGGCGCTGCAATTCGCGCCGGATCTTGTGGCGTTTGGGACGTTTGCCAGCAATACGGCGGCGGCACTGGTGGCCGCAAACCTGCCATCACTAACCGGCAGAGCATTGGACGCGGTGCGGGTCAACGCAGCGGCTAACGGCGTGGAGTTTGCAAACGTGACGGCTGCGGGCTGGGCGTTGCTGGACGATGCGAACGCAGCAGCGCAGCGGGTCACGTTGGGCGCGGCGCCGCTTTTGGATCCGGTGTTCATTGGAACATCGCCACGAATAACCTTACTTGAAAGCGGCGGTGCATCAACACATAATCGAGTTGTGTTTATGGCAGACAATGGAGAGTATAGTTTTCAAACTCGTAACAACGATGGCGATTTCGTAAGCAAGGATTATTTTGTTGAACAAAATGCAAGCGGTGCTACAGAGCACACTTTTGCAGTGGCTAACACGAGGAAGCTGACCCTAAACGGCACAGGCTTGTCTATCGTTGATGCGCTTTCAGTCGGGGGCGCTGCCACAGCGGAAATGGTTCGCCTCACTAACACTCTCGACGCTTCTTTAGACAGCACAGCTCACGCGTTCCAAATTGGCCCCACCGACGGAGCAAATCTGCGAATGGACGGCAACGAAATAATGGCAGTGAATGACGGGGTCGGTGCCCGCCTTAATGTGAATGTCGACGGTGGAGAGGTGTATATAGGGCATGCTGGTGGGCCTCAAACCCTAAGACTAAGCGGACAGGTAAATCTTAACGGCGCAGACTTCGTTGCTTCCGGCACCGCCCCCCTCTACGCCTGCCGCGCGTGGGTGAATTTTAACGGCACTGGCACCGTGGCAATTGGCGCCAGCGGGAATGTGTCGAGCGTTACGGATAACGGCACGGGTGATTATACGATTAATTTTGCGACCGCGATAAGTGACAATAATTACGTAGCTGTGACGGGTGGAATGAACACGATTATAAACGCCGTCGGTACTAAATGCGGTTTCGCAAACCTAGCAGGTAACTGTAGAGTTTTTTCGGGTTACTTAGATGCGACCTATTTTACTAAACTTGACATCTCAAACTTCTCTGTTGCAATCTTCCGCTGAAAGGGAACAAAATGAATCAACGTATCATCTACCAAAATGACGAAGGCGGCGTGGCAATTATCATCCCATGTGACTGTGGATTGACAATTGAGGAAATCGCGGCCAAGGACGTGCCGACAGGCAAGCCCTACAAGATCGTGGACGCGGCTGACGTTCCATCAGATCGGCAATGGCGCAATGATTGGACCGTTGATGAAGCTGATTTAACCGATGGGGTGGGCGCATGATTATCAAGATTAGACAGCCCGACCCCGCAATTGCACTGGCGCAATCCCGAGCGGCAATGGTCATATCTCCATTGCAGGGCATCTTGACGCTCGGCGAAACAGAATGGGGCAAGGTGCTGGCCTATCGTGACACCGCAACCTGGGCGGAAAAGATCATCATCGACAATGCCGACGATTGGGTGCGCAACAGTCAAAACATCGCGTTTTTCGGGTATCTGCTAGGATACACCGACGAACAGATGGACGCGCTTTTTATCGCGGCGGCACAGGTCACGGCATGAATAGCGCCCGCCTATCCCGCCCGATTTATATTCTCGCCCGGTTTGCAGAGATGCTTATCGCGGCGGGAAGTCGGGTGGTTAACGCGGCGGTATTCGGCGGATCAACGCACCAGACACTAAGCGCGCGGGCATTCATCGACGGAATGACCAGCCCCAAATGGGCCAAGCGGCGGTCCGTGATTGATCGGGTGTTTTGGTTCCAGCCGGATCATTGCAAAACCGCATGGGCGGCGGAGGTCACAGCCGCGCGCAAAACATTAGCAAGGGCAGGAATGTGATGGATTTAGTCCGCGACTTTTGGGCAATTATCGCTGCTGCTATCGGCGTGATCGTTTGGTTTATCAGGCTGGAATCGCGGGGCATTGCAAACGCCGCCGATATCAAACGCCTTTGGGGCCAGCGCAAAGAGGACATGGAGGCCGCCAAAGACAGCCGCGACCGCATGGACCGCAGGCTTGACGAAATCAGCGCCGACATCAAAACGATATTGCGAAGCATGGCTAAGTGACAAATAGGCCGACTTGGGCGGTAACAGCGGGGGTTTTGCGGATTTACAGTGAAGGGGTAGAGGTTGCGGCGGTCCACAGGGGCCAGTTTCCGCAGCTTATCTATGACCTAGCAAGCGATTTGCGGGGAACAAAACCGAATGCCGACACCGAGACTTGAAGCAGACGACCCGCGATTGATTACAGCCCTTGCGGCTTACAATCGCCTTCACAGTTACACCCTTGTCGCGCGGGAAATGGGCGCGCCTTATTCATCCGTCGAACGTTGGGTCAAGGCGGCGCGGGCTTGGGAGAATGCGCCACAGGGCCACAGGGACGCGGTGCAATCTGCGGGGCTGGACATGACGACAGCCAACGGCGGCTGGATCATGACAGACAAAGATGGGGCGGTTATCAAGCGGTCAACCCGCTGGAGCGCGGCGAAGGACCAAGACGACCCCACGCGCATCCTTGACGCAATCCGCGAGGGCTTGGCCGATATGCCGCGCGCCGCCCATGTGGACTGCAAAACCGGGCCAGATGACATCTTAGCGGTTTTTCCGGTGGCTGATTTGCATATCGGCATGTTGGCGGATCTGGAAGAGACGGGCCACGATTGGGACGGCAAGAAAGCCACGCGGGTATTTCAGGACGTGTTCGGGCGGCTTGTAAGCGTCACCCCCGGCGCGGGAACGGCATTGCTAGCGCAGCTAGGCGATTTGATGCATGTTGATGACCAGACTAACCTTACGCAATCAGGGCATCAGCTAGACGCTGATACGCGATATTTTATGATTTTGCGGCGCGCGGTTGTGGCGATGAAATACGCTATCGACACGTTGCGCGCAAAATATGCCACCGTGATTTATCGAGGGTGCCGAGGCAATCACGACCGCACCGCCCACTATGCCGTGACCTTGGCCCTGTCGCAGCACTACGCCGATGTTGAGGGCGTGACCATCGTTGACCATGCAGGCGAGTTCTATGTCCATGAGTTTGGCAAAAACATGGTTGTTTTGCACCACGGCGATAAGGCAAACGCCGCGCGGCTGGTGAATTTTGCGGCGGCGGAATGGCCTGAAATATGGGGCCGGACGCGAAACCGCTTGGCGCTGTCTGGGCATATCCATCACGAAACCCGCAAGGAGATTGGCGGGATGACATGCGAGAGCATCGGCACAATCATTCCGCGCGATGCCTACGCATACGGCCACGCATACAGCGCCAACCGGTCTTTGGTATCAATCACAATGGACGCCGCGCAGGGTGAAATCAGTCGCGCGCGCGTTGGAATTTAGGAGCGCAATATATGAATTTCCAAGGCAAGGCCAAACGCCTAGACGATATTGACCTACCCCGCGAAGGCGCGGCGTTAGGCATTGGCGAGGATGAGGTGCATGCGGTTTTGGATGTTGAATCTGCGGGAACGGGCTTTGACAGCAAGGGCCGACCAAAGATGCTGTTTGAGCCTCATATCTTTCACAGGCTTCTAGGACCGGGGGCGGCGCGTGATCGGGCTGTGCGGGCCGGGTTGGCGTACCCCCGTTGGAAACGCGACTATCCGCGCGACAGTTACCCACGATTGGTGCAGGCAATGGCGATAAGCGAGGAAATCGCGCTTCAATCCGCCTCTTGGGGCTTGGGGCAGGTGATGGGCTTCAATCATGCGGCGGCGGGATATTTGTCGGCGCGGGCTATGGTTGCCGATTTTCTTTACGACGAGGAAACGCACTTGCGGGCAATGATGGCATTTATCAAGGCGAACAAGCTGGATGATGAATTGAGGCGGCACGATTGGGCAGGCTTTGCGCGCGGGTACAACGGGCCGGGGTTTGCCAAAAACGGGTATGACCGCAAGCTGGCGGCGGCATTTGCCAAATGGCAGCGTATCAGGGACACGCCTTGGTCGCCGGATCAAAACCCGGTCAAGAAAATTCCCATTGATTTACCGCATGTTGAGCCGGAAACCACCTCGGCAATCAAGAGTGGATCAAATGTTTGGGCGGCGCTTGTGAAATTATTTATGCAATTATTTCTAAGGAAATCAAAATGAAAATGGTTCAAGACTGGAAAACCGCTTGGCGCTGGCACTCTACGCAGGTTTTCGCGGTGCTGGCGGTGCTGCCGATGGTCTGGTCCGAGTTGCCAAATGACATCAAAACGCAAATTCCTGCCAATTGGCACCCGTGGATTGTCGCGGCGATTGCGCTTGGCGGCATCTTGCTGCGCGTGCGGGATCAAAGCAAATGACGTGGCTTATTCCAGCGTGGCTAAAGCGGGCCGTGGCGGGCCTTGTGGCGGGCGTGGTGTTGCTTTGGGGCGTGTGGGCTATGGGAAAGCGGGAAGGCGCGCAGGCGGGCATGGCTAAGGCCGCACAGAAGGCGGCGGATGATCTAACAAAAGCAAAGGATACGCGCGATGAGGTGGACACTATTAGCAATGATGATGTTTCTGACCGCTTGTCAAAGTGGCGGCGCAAATAATTGTTGGGCGTCACCCATTCGGCCTAGCGCGCAGGACGTGCTGACCGATGGAACCGCGCGGCAGATATTGGCGCTAAATGAAGCCGGGGCCAAGATTTGCGGGTGGAAGCCATGATCCTTTTAATCGCCACCATCTGCCTGCAAGCCGACCCCGTAACGCTGGATTGCCAAACCCGCGTTATCCGAATGGAACGCACCCCGGCGGCATGTGTGGCGATGGTCGAGCCTGTCAAGGTATGGCTGAAAGAGGCATCGGCGGGATTGCCCGTGGTGTCAGTCATGGCGGCGTGCAAAAGCGGGCTGTTGGTTTAGTTTACCGACCCCGGTTCACGCTGGGGGCGGCTTTGTTTCGGTCAGTAGCGCCACAATCGTGCGCTGTTGAAACGCGGCCTTTGCGCGGGCCAGTTCTGCGAGTAGCGCGGCGGTGTCAGTCATGGCAGCTTGCCCCTTCTTATTGTCGATTCGGCGGCGGTTATGGCGTCACTACATAAAACGCCAGCACAAGGCCAAAGATGCAAGCCAGCTTGATAGCGTCACGAATTAAGCCGGGGCGCTTGCGGGGCAGGTTGCCCCCGTCCCGCAAGTTGGCGTAGTGCGGATCCATGGCGCTGCGGATAGGTTTGCGGTGGGTCATGGCTTAGCCCCCAATGCTTTGCGAATCAGGATAAGCTGGCGGTCATTATCTGCCCTATGATCGTCACTTGGCAGCGCGGCGTATTCCTCGGGGTCAATGTCAAAGTACGTTTCCAGCCGCAGCAGTTCTTTGCGCAGCCGTTCAATCTCGGCATCGGCATCGACAAAGCGGGCGGATAATACCGCTATTTGGTCTATGTATGGCTGGCATACTCGCCGGGTATTAGGTGGGTATCCCATCGGTAATATTTCATCGGTCATTCCCCTGCCCCCCGATTTGCGCACCGTGCAAGAATGACGCTGATTTCTGCCGTGACATCCTCGCAATGCACCAGGTTGTTTGTGTCGGCGCAAAGGTCAATGCGGAACGCGCGCCACGGGTTGCCTTCAAGGTTTGCAACTTGGTCGGCGCAATCGTCAGGGGTAGTTGTGAAGTCGCCGCCGTTGCCAACGCCGATGCGGGGGCCGAAATCTGTCATGACGTGATAGGTGGAAATTGGGAGGGTGAGTTGTGTCATTCTATCACCTCTGCGTCTGGCTCTTCAATCAGTGCAATGGTGTAGCCCATAGCGGCGGCAAGGTCAGCAAACGCCTCATGACCTATTCCAACATGGTGCGGCGCATAGATGCTGTTGCTGTCATATGCCAGCATCCACCAAGCGCGATCCATCGCCTTTGCAATCCCGCCAGCTTTATATGATGCGGTGTGGATTTGATCTTGTGTCATTGTCGGGTTCCTTTGGTTTTTGTGGGGGTGGGCCTGCCCGCGATGGGGCAGGGGTGCGGTCAGGCGGCATCCGTGTAAGTCAGAGGCTTGCTGATCTGGAACCGGAACTGATGCGGGTAGAACCCCATGTCCTTTTGGCGGGCTTCGGACTCGTTGCGGATACGGGCCAACTTGCGGACGTATTCCGCGCCCGGCTTGCCCGTAATGCTGAAGCGCTTACGGTCCGCGACGATCAGCTTGTTCAGGCAGTCCGAGCCGATCTGGCCGTATCCAGCAACCAAAACGCCAACCCGCAGCGGGCGACCACAATACAGGCAATCACACTCGTCTTGCGTTGCCCCGGTAATTTCAATCTGCGTTGCGGATTCCAGTGTGTCGATATTCATTGTCAGTTCCTTTGGTTGGTTGCTTACCTTAGAACAACCCTAGACGCTAAAAAAGCGCAACGCAAGCGTCGAAATGGCTTGCACGCGTTTTTATTTTGTGCGAATAATTGCGCATGGAAAGCACAAAACAAATCATCGACAGCATAGGAAAGCCCCGCATCAAAGCCGCCATGGGCGTTACCGATAGCCAAATAAACCGACACGGCGCCGCGGGAATCCTGCCCGCTTCATGGTTTTATTTCTGCGAAAAAGCCACCGGGCAAAAATTGCCTCGGCATCTGTTCAGCTTCAAGGGATGTCAGCCATGAGCCGCTAACGCAGACCCCAAAGCCTTTTGACCTCAACCTCAACCCGTGGCCGTATGGCTGCGGGTATTTTTCCAAGCATATTGCGCCGCGCGCCTTTGTCCGGTGCTGCAATAATTGTTTTTGCCGCCTCGAAAATCGGCAGGCGCGCCCATGATCTAATCGCCTCTGGCGCATCATCCCAAAACACGCGCCCCATTAGCAAATCCTCTAACTCGTCACTCGGTCGCTTGATGCTTGGCGCTGATCTATACGGCACTAAATCGCCGCCAGTATTCCAGGGCATCCCACGCGGCCACACAGCCCAGCGCCACGCACGCAAACCCGCCCGCAGCATGTACCGCCGCCAAATATGCAACTTGCCCATCCTGCCAAGCCCCTTGCGTGCGGTCCTGCCGTTTTAATTCACAGACAAACGACACGCGCCCAGGGATGATGATATCCGCCGCCCCGGCGGTCATTCCCTCGGCGGCGTGTTTTGCCACGCTGGAAAATTGACCGCGC